AATTGGTCAGTAGAATGGCCTACATTTAAAAACATCAAAGATAGTGTAGCTAACATAAAATTGTTAGATATATTATTTGGTGAAGTAAAATGTAACCAGGCAGGATTAGCAATAATGCTTAATAGTGGTGAGTATGATACATTATGGATTGATGACATAGAGTATTATCAGGACACTAGACATGAATATGGTAATTATTTGGAACAGATGTATGAGATTAGAGGAGCAGTCTTCCACAAAGAAAGTGAAGCAAGAAAATTTCAAGACATACTAGAAAAAAAATACGTATGGAAAATATTAAAGGCATAACATGGATGTAATGATTGACATTGAATCACTAGACACAACACCAGACTGTGTGATTCTAACTATTGGTGCAGTATTATTTGACCCACGTGGTCATGGCATTATTGATAAAATTGAGATTCGTCCTACGATTGAGGATCAAACAGAGATTTACAATCGCAGTATCAATGATGCAACAATGGAATGGTGGGGCAAACAAAGTCCAGAAGCAATTGAAGAAGCTATGGGCGACAGAGACCGTGTGTCATACGAAAATGCAATGAATCAATTATACAAATTCTGCTGGAATCGTAGTAAGTGTGCATGGAGTAACGGTGCAAGTTTTGATGTAGTAGTTATGGATCATGCTTGGAAACAATTTGATAAAAACACACCGTGGAACTTTTGGGACATTAGAGACACAAGAACATTGTATGATATTGCCGGCGTAAAATTAAAAGATGGTGGACATGTTACGACACACAAAGCTGTAGAAGATGCCGAAAGACAAGCAATTGTTGTGCAACAAGCGTATACTAAGTTAATTAAAGTAGGATTAATGGAGACAAAATGACAATAGGTATATTTGGAGATAGTTTTGCAGTAGTTGATAACCACAAAAATCGAAGTTGGACAGGCCTATTAGCAGAGATATTAGACGAAGGATATGTATGCTACGGTGAACCATCTACTTCTATATGGTGGTCATATGAACTTTTTTTAAAACATTATAAAAAATATGACAAGATAGTTTTTACATACTCACATTATAGTAGGTGGAGTTATTTGCCTGAACACCTTACTAAACTATCTCTTATTAGACCTAAAGGTCATGTCGGGGGTTTTGATTCGCACGGTGATGACTCACTAAAAAAATATGTTGATATATTACTTGAAGCTCATCCTATATTGTATTCTGAGGAGTTACAATTATTTACATATCAAAATATCTTCAATAGTGTAAACAAATTGTGCAAAGATACAAATATAAAATTGATTAACTTAATGCCTTTTGAGCAAAGTTATGTAGATTTTCCAACAAATAATAAATTAGTAGATTTATATATAGATATATCGGAAGCATTCGGGCCGTGCTTAACTGGTTTAGCAGATGTAAGTTTTGGTGAATTATTGGATCAACGCGGTTTAGTACATAAAGATAGTTTTAAAGGAAAAGTTTTTGATAAACGAGCATCACACCTATCATTGGATAATAATAAAGTTCTGGCATCAATTATATCAGAGATATTTAATTCCGAGCAAACAAGACCAAAATTGATACAGTTACAAAAAGACAATAGATTTTTTAAAGGAACATTCTTTAATGAGAATTGATTCAGACATTGACATAGATTTTGGAGATAGAGATAAACTACTGTCTCTAATCAAACATACACCTGCATCAATGCGTAATATCACTCCTATTCGTAGACACAATACTGGTGTCTACATAACAGATATCCCATATGATCCTGTTAATAATATGTCAGCACTACATTATGAAGACGCAGAAAAACGTGGATATTTCAAACTAGACTTGTTGAATGTGCATGTGTATTCACAGGTTCGTGATGAAACACATTTAGTTGAATTGATGTATGAACCAAATTGGTCTAAACTAAATGATAGAGTATTTGTTGAGAAATTAATTCACCTATCAAATCACTATCAAAGTATTCAGAAGATGACTGAGCCAATTGATAGTATCCCTAGATTAGCAATGTTTTTAGCATTGATTCGTCCTGCTAAAAAGCATTTAATTGGTAAGAGTTGGAAAGAAGTGAGTCAAACTATATGGGACCGTGAGAATGACGGATATAGTTTCAAAAAGAGTCATGCTATAGCTTATGCACAGTTAGTCGTTGTACATATGAATTTACTTACAACATCCGTTTCACAAGCGTAATACTACGGCGTTTTGTCCTACGTTTGTGTAGTTCATTTATGCTACAAGCAGGGCCATGCACGATAGTTAGACTTTTATTGTGAAAAGTTCGTATATATGGCTTGAATATGATCCATTCATCTTTAAGGAATAAATTAATAGGAATCAATCTGTTAGATTCCCACCACCATATATCACCTAATTCTAAGAATTTCTCTTTAGCCATTGGGTCGATTATAGCACCATAATCGTAAATAGTAGTGACAACATCATCTCTATTCTGTACAATCCCCACATAATCTTGATTAGCGTAGGAGCACACGGTGATGAAGGGGTGGTTTTCTGTTAGTTTTGTGAAAAATTCGTTAGGTAACATTGTTGTTCTTATGACCGAAATATTTATCATCGGGTAGCCTGGCAATATATTTTGATAAATACGATTATGTACTCAACTCAAGTATTCGTTTATACCCAACGACAAATCGTTATTCTTTTATCAGGAAATTCCCCTAGGAGTTATATGCCCCAGTATGCAAAGCCACTCACTCTACACAAAGGTGTAGATAATCAAATTCAATTTCAGTTCTTAAATCAAGAACAAAAACCCGTCAATATCACAGGAAAAGAAATATCTTGTAGAATTTTAAATTCTACCGGTGTCACAGTTCTTATTAGAAAAGCACTTACTATTCAATTAGGTGCAACCGGTATTGCCGCATTGATGTTAAATCCCGGAGAGCTAGAAGAAATTGAGGCACAAAAATGTTATTATACATTAGAAATTCCAGTAGGCACATTTGATTACCCTGTATTTGTAGACCAAAATGCAGGTGGCCGGGGTGATATGAATATTGTTAATAGTATATTACCTAGCTTTGTTCCTAGCAATGAAATAACTATTCCTACTGGACAAGGTTATCCTAATCCAGATTGGTATTCAAATGACGGATCGTATGTACCTGATTCTAATTCGGTTGTATATTATACCAGTGTTTATACCACAACTGATAATCCTAGATTAACACTACAAGCCACATATACCGACTTCTATGGTAATGTATTGATTGAAGGTTCTACTATTGGTAATACAGACTGGTATCCAATTAGTACAATATATAGTTATACTGAAACAACAGACACATTCCATTATAACATTAATGGATTCCACCCATTCATTCGTATGGGGTTTGTGAGCAATGCGGGCGTAGTAACCAACATATTGGCAAGATAAGTATTGACTGTGTGACAGATTTATGTTACACTATGTAGATGTTCGATATTCTGTCTATAATTCCAGGCAAGAAAAAACTCACTCAAGGTGGATGGCACAGTTTCAATGCTGTATGTTGTAACCATCGCGGCCACAAAACTGATGCCAGAAGCCGAGGTGGTGTTCATTTTGATGGATCAATTAATTGGTTATACCATTGCTTTAATTGTGGGTTCAAGTGTGGGTTCACACTTGGAAGAAGTTTAACAAAGAATACACGACAACTATTAACTTGGTGCGGAGTAGATGATACGCAGATTAGTAAGTGGAGTTTAGAAAGTTTACAACAAAAAGATATACTAGACTTTACTCAACCTAAAAAGAAAACTAAAATTAAGTTTGACGAACATAAGCTGCCTGACGATGCAGAACTACTTGACCAAAATAATCAATTACACAAAGTATATGTAGACTATCTAAAATCAAGAGGTATAAGTAGTAGTGAATATCCTTTCATGGTCACTCCCAACGAATCAAGTCGCATGGGAAATCGCATCATCATTCCCTATACATACAAAAACAAGATTGTTGGTCACACAAGTAGGTTCTTAGACAATAAGATTCCAAAATATATCAACGAACAACAACCTGGTTATGTATTTGGATATGATTTTCAACAACCCAATCAAAGTGTTTGTATACTAGTCGAGGGCATCTTTGATGCATTGAGTCTAGGTGCTTGTGCGTTAACTCATAACACGATTAACGATGACCAAGCAGAACTACTAGCACAACTTAACAGACAAATCATTTTTGTTCCCGACCGTGATAAAACAGGATTTGACTCCTGTGAGAGGGCTATTCAACTAGGCTATAGCGTCAGTATCCCACACTGGGACAAGGACGTAAAAGATGTTAATGATGCAATTGTCAAATATGGTAGACTACCTACACTACTCAGTATATTGCAGTCTGCTACAATGAGCAAAATTAAAATAGAAATGCAAAGGAAAAAAATTGGTAAACAAAACGGATTCTAAAAAACAAATTGACTATACCCCGGAAGTACAAAAGTACTTTTTACGAATGATGATGACTAACGCCGAATTATACACTCGGGTTATGAACATTATGAACAGCGAAAACTTTGATAAGTCATTGAGACCTGCCGCAGAGTTATTTAAAGAACATACAAACAAATACAAAGTATTACCAGATCATACTCAAGTTAAAGCAATGACTGGAATTGATATAGAACCTATCCCAGAACTGAATGAAGGTCACAACGAATGGTTCTTTGATGCGTTTGAATCATTTACTAAACGGCAAGAACTAGAAAGAGCAATTCTTAAAGCCGCAGACTTACTTGAGAAAGGTGACTTTAGTCCTGTTGAAAAATTAATCAAAGATGCAGTACAAATTAGTTTACAACGAGACATGGGTACAGATTACTTCTTTGATCCTAAAGGTCGTATTAACAAATACTTCAACGCAGGCGGACAAGTTAGCACAGGCTGGCCCCAGATGGATCGTATCTTATATGGTGGTATGAGTCGGGGTGAACTTAACATCTTTGCAGGTGGCTCAGGATCAGGTAAGTCATTAGTAATGATGAACTTGGCATTGAACTGGTTACAAGCAGGAATGAGCGGAGTCTACATCACACTTGAATTAAGTGAAGAACTAACAAGTTTGCGTACTGATGCTATGTTAACACAGATGGGTACTAAAGCAATTCGTAAAGACATTGACACTACCGATCTCAAGGTTAAGATGGTTGGTAAAAAAGCAGGAAAGTATCGTGTTAAAGGATTACCCGCTCAAAGTAATGTAAATGATATTCGTGCTTACTTAAAAGAAGTACAAATTCAAACAGGCATTAAAATTGATTTTGTAATGGTTGACTACTTAGATTTGGTTATGCCGGTCTCTGTTAAAGTTAATCCTAACGATCAGTTCATTAAAGACAAATATGTTGCAGAAGAATTGCGTAACTTAGCTAAAGAGATGGGCGTGTTATTAGTAACTGCATCGCAGTTGAATCGTAGTGCAGTCGATGAGATTGAATTCGACCACAGTCACATTGCCGGTGGTATCAGTAAAATTAATACAGCAGATAATGTGTTTGGTATCTTTACAAGTCGCAGTATGCGTGAGCGTGGTAAGTATCAGATTCAATGTATGAAAAGTCGTAGTTCAACGGGTGTGGGTATGAAAATTGACTTAGAATATGACATTGAAACAATGCGTATCAGTGATAGCGATCCTGACGGGTATGCGGATCAACAAGCAAAGTATAGACCTAGTCCTAGTCCAACCGACATTATGAATCAAGTGAGAGCACAATCTACGTTAGTTTCTACAGAACCTATTATTGACCAAGCTACAGGTGAAGTATTAGAACCCTTAAATAAAAAGGTCGCAGTAGACGTTCAGGGTTCTAAACTCAAAAATTTACTCAACAGTTTGAAGAGGTAAGACTAAATACTATATCATGCAAAAACAAACTCGCAGCCTGTTGGAAGAATTAGAGTCAATCGGTAATAACCGTGACACCAGTCACATTATTGAGAGCCGAGGTCATAACATCATTACCAGTGCAATTAATTTACTAGAAATGATTAACAGGCATTATACGCCTGTTCAGGCTGAAATTTTAGAGCGTAAGCTACTAAGTGCTATAAAAAATAAAGACCAGAGTAAATTTGCAAAATCACTAAAAAAGAATAGCAACAATGAGCCTATCTGAGTCCCTGTCGATATTAAAGTCTAAAATTGATAAATTTTCCATTAAAGAGGCTAAGGGACATTTAGACCATCCTGAGGATTTAATATTTTTAGACGGCACTCAAGGTGCTAACCGTGCTGTTCAAGCAAGCGTAGACACAGTTAAAAATCCAGCAACAGTCACAATTAAGTGGGATGGATATCCTGCATTGATTTTTGGGCGTGGTACAAATGGCAAGTTCAGTATTATGGACAAACATATGTTCAATAAAAAAGACTTATCAGGTCGTCAAGTATTCAGCCCCGAACAATTTGTTGAATATGATAGAGCCCGAGGAGTTGACCGTAGTGGATTACATCAATTAATTGCCGAAATTTGGCCAGGACTAGAAAAGTCAGATAGAAGCAAAGGTTATTACTGGGGAGACTTACTATTCAGTCAACCGTTGCAAGAACAAAACGGTATGTATAAGTTCAAAGCTAATCCCAATGGTATTGCATACACAGTTGAGGCAAACAGTGAAGTAGGACAGTTATTTAAAGGAAAACAAGCCGCTATTGTGGTACACCAGTTTATTCCTCCAAATGCCGCTACAACAGATGAAGCCACACCATTGGACGGTGGCATTGGTAGTTTGAAAAATAACAGTAATGTAGCTATTGTTCCTGCAAAAATGCCCATCACTCCTAAATTAAAGATAAGCAGTAAATTAGTTAACCAAGCACAATCTGATATTAAAAAGTATGGTCCTGCTGTGGATCAATTGTTAAATACAGCTCCGCAAGCCGCAACAACATTTCGTGGATTGTTTACTACCTATATCAATAAGAAAATTGTTGCAGGTGATTTGAATAATTTAGTAGATGGATTTATGGAATACTTTAATAGTCGTCCAATGACTGATGCTATGAAAACAAAGTTGACTCAGCACCTAGAAGCTAATAAAGCAGGATTAGTTGGAGCATTCACTATATGGGTTAGTTTATATCAATTGAAAATGGCTATCGTAGACCAACTCAATAAAGCCGCAGAAGCAAGTCCTGTGAAGGGCTATCTAGATGACGGAACACAGACTCAAGAAGGTTTTGTCAGTAACGGACTCAAATTTGTAGATAGAATGGGCTTCAGCCGTCAGAATTTGGCTGGAAGAACCTAACCAAAACCGACTTTTTTAATTGCTAGGCATAAATAAGTGTATGAATCTATATGATTCAAACATTTTAAAGGAAAATTATCATGGCAGGTTTTACAAGAACACACGGCGATGCACAACCAGTATTCGCAATTGACGTACAAAATGGTCCAGTAGCTCCAGATACGGCAGCTAACGGCACGACTACTAATTTATATGGTCCAGCACTTGACTTCTTCGGTTTTGACTTAGGGGCCGCTCCAACAGCACAATTAGGTGTTGACGAGATGGTTGCACAAGTTATGGTTTCTATCGAACAATTAGCTACAGTTGCAATTTATGCAGTTCAAGCTACCGCAAACACAACAAACATGTCTGTTGCTGTTTATCCAGTAGGCGCATACACCGCGGCTGCACTACAAGCACAAACTCGTGCTTTAGGTACAGTTAACGGTTATGACCTAAGTGGTGCTGTTGTTACTAACGTTGGTTTCCGTTTAGCTTCTTCAGCTACAAGCGCAAGCTAATCAGAAGTTTAACTTCAAAGAAATCCGAGATTTATTCTCGGATTTTTTTTGCCTCTAAATACACATATGAGTTTTAAAATAAGTTGCTATACATTATTTGATATCACGCAGACAGGTGTTATTAATCGTTCCAGACCCGGAACAGACGATGATCCTGAAGTATGGTTACATAGAAGAAACACGCAATGTAATTTTGATACAATAGTGCAAGCAGTATCATTGAGGTCACAGCCAGAGAATATTACTATTCCTGTGCTTAATAAAATTAAGTTAAATGAATTTGATAGTTTTGGTTTTCTTTTTGAAGAAGATATTGAAATAAATTGCTGGACCTTTGATTTTACTGTTCAACATGCCAGTGTATACCATGATGGAATAACTGATTTGGGTTCATTATATTCAGATTGTGACCAAGTTCCAATGATAAAGACAAGTAAAGCCTGGGATAAACTACCAGTATTTTTGGATAGTTCGGATGAACTTAGAAACATTTATTTTAAGGTGGTCGAAAATGATGAATGATATTGAACTAGAACGAAAATTTAACAGAATGATTTCTACAAAAGAAATCAATGAGTTGCAAGATGTTTCTATTTTTGAAATGACTAAGGATAATTATGTCGTATTCAAACAATACCGTATAAAGAAAAAGTCCAAAACAGACATTGATGTTTGTTTGACAAACGGAGATTTGGTGCATTCTTTTTCTAGTATGCGTAATGCTATTTGTTGGTGCATTTTTGACAAACGTGGCAAATATGTTATGGCTGATAGAATAATAACATTAGACAGGTGTATCTCTAATGAAGAGGTCCAAATGTCAATTCATAAAAACTTATTCAAAAAATCAAAAAAAACAGAGGATAAATTAATATTCCTAGCAAAATTGAACGAGGACCAGTTTAGACGCAGTACAATGCATCGAGAATTAGAGAGTTATGTGGGACAGTCTGACTATTGGCAGAAGCATCAGTTTAAATTAAAAACCGCACATTAAAGCCAAAAGTGATAAATACTTTATATTAGTCTTGGGACCACAACTATGAAATTAACAGATTTTGACAAACAACCAGTATACAGTGCTCAAAGAGCATTAAAAGAGCATTATGGCACATCCATTGATGTTAGCAGAATGACTTATGCACAAGTGCGTAACATGCTTAGTAAAGTTCGCGGCTTGATGAGTGAATCTAAAGAATCAACCAAGTTCTATGAAAGTACTGCAAACAGTTCATACATGAAACTAGTTTTTATGGAACAAGCATTGAGCAAGCAATTTGCTTACTTAAGCACACACCGCCCGCGTATCGTTGTCGAGAATGAGGAAGTAGAAAAGTCACAGACTATTCTAGCCGCACAAGATATGGTTGACTCTATTCAGAAGATGGTTGAGCAAGTTAGTGATATGATTGTTAAAGAACTTCCTGCATTGGTTGACTCAGTTCAATCTGAAATTGGTGTTAACGAGAGTTCTTCCTTCAGTCAACAAGCCACAGAAGCATTGACTTCATTACAAGCCGCATTGACACAAAGCCAAGGCACAATGAAAGACGCTGTAAATGGTATCACTGGTCAAGGTGATATGGGTGCATTTGACGGCGCCGATGATATGAGTACTGATATCGGTGGTGATTTAGGTGGTGAAGAAGATTTCAACATGGATGCAACTGAAGAACTGCCGGACGGCGGCGAAGAAGAAGTTGACCTAAACATGGGTGACGAAGAACCAGAAGATTTAGGTTCTGTAGGCCGCGCCAAAAGATAATATGAGACTCTTTGAGTTTGACACTAGTCCACTATTAGTTGGGTTGGTTGCAACGACCAGCCAACTAACCAGTGAAATCAATGCTGGTAAAGTTAAACCAAATTGGACCGTTCCAGAACTCTTGCAATATTATAGAGATAATGATATCATTATTGATAAGTCAGATTTGTACAACATGATTAAAAATCCTCCATTGAACAAATATATTACCAACATACAAGGTGATAGTATTGTGTTTAAAGGACAAACAGAAGGTGGCGAGCAAGCTCCCGATGAAAGCAAAAAAGTTGTACAACAAATGGCCAAACAAGCAATGAAATAAATGAAAAAACTTATGGTATGTGGCTGTAGCTTCAGCGCAGTCAGCACTAAAGAAGAATATAACGGTACAGCGTGGAGCGAAATTCTAGTAGATAAATTAGGCTGGAACTTACAAAATATTGCTCGACAGGGTTGCAGTAACGGTGGTATTAGAATTCAAATTGATGAGGTACTCAGACAAAAACCTGATTTTGCTATTATCACCCCTACCTCATATGACAGAATAGAAATTCCTAATTTTATTAAGGAAAAGACTAAACTTGATTTTAGTAAGTTGACACATATCTTGATGGATATGTTGTTGCGACCTGTAATATATGACACTTTTAAAAAAGATGATGGTAAGTCATATTACAAAGATGCAGGCTTAGATAATATAAATTATGGTAATAATTATTCTAGGTTGATAGTAGAAACCATACACTCATTGGCAGATAATCACCATCATCCATATAGACTTAATCAACCTGTCCTGCCTGAAGTGCAAACAGCATTAGAAATGTATATTAATTACATATATGATGGTTCTTGGAAAAGACAAATGGATGAATGGATTATACGAGATGGGCTAGTTCAATTACAAGCAAATAATATACCATTTTTAATCAACACCGGTTACTCATTGTGGCCCCATATTAACTATATGAAAGAAGCATTAACTAATGTGATTGATGAGATATATATATTGGATGATGATAAAAAAAATCCTTACAGCGTGTTTTGCATTATGCCCCCACCTGGCTCTACTCCAAAAGATCCATATGGCCCAAATGATCCCGGCTATCATACTAGCATAGAAGGTCAGCAATTTATAGCAGATGGATTTTATAATATTATCAAGAACCGTTGGGGCCTATAAATACATCTATGATAACACTGACCGATAAAGCCGCAAAAAAGGTTAATCAAACCCTTACAAAACGAGGTACGGGCGTAGGTATAAGAATAGGTGTTAAAACAACAGGTTGTTCTGGTCTAGCATATGTACTTGAATATGTAGATAATCCAAATGAAACTGATATAAGAGTAGACTGTAGCGGATGTATCTTCTATGTCGATCCCAAAAGCATTCCATACGTACAGGGCATGACTGTAGATTTTGTACGCAATGGATTAAATGAAGGTTTTGAATTTAATAATCCAAACGAGAGAGACCGTTGTGGATGCGGGGAAAGTTTCAGAGTATAAATGTACCTTGCAACAGTGACTTGTAATAGAGATTTTCAGCAAATGTTATTACAAGCTGAAAGCATTCAACGATTTTTAAATCCATGCAAGCATGTAATTATCATCAATGAATCGAATCCTGATTTAGATTTTTGGAATAGATGGTTAAAACCATATTATTCCCAGCATGAATTAGTAATTATTCCTAGAATTGAATATGCATATCCATCTAGTTGCATAGGAACAAGAGATGTTTACGGGGAGGTCGATCAGATAAGTAATGGCTGGAGAACTCAACAACTACAAAAAATGCTATTGGCATATAAATTTGAAGACGATTATTTATTATTAGATTCTAAAAACTTTTTTATAAAACCAACAGACCTTGCTGAATGGGATAATTGTATAGGCAGCGGTAGTTTTTTAGGATTTGGTTCAATGCATAATTTTGTAGGAACTTATAAAAAATATACAGAATTATTTGAATATGAACTTGAATATTATATAGGGCCACACACTCCCTTTAAAGTCAAACGAGAACCACTAGTATCAAAATGTAAACTAAGTGAATTGGGGTATCAATTATTTTATCCTGAATATAGTAGGAAGCCGGCTTCTGAGGGTATTTTTTATTCTTTTCTAGTACGTGATGAAATTACTCAACAGGTAGGAACACATTTTAAAAAAAATATAACTATATGGGGAGATGAAAAATCTACTCTTACTAAAAAATTATTTCAAATATTGATGGACAATGATATCAAAGTAGTTGGATTGCACAGAGAAATCTTATCAACTATGACTGAACAAGATACAAAAATAGTAGAATTTTGGCTTAACTCAACTGGAAAAATAGGATTAGGCTTTACTAATAAAATATACCCTATGCCAAGAGACTCACACGTATAGTGCGCCCTTTAAGCTTTACAACTTATTATAATAGTGTACAATAATACAATGTATATACCAAACAAATATAATTATGTCCCTTTACTTAGAGAAACAATCAACGGTTCTAGAAAATATGCTACACCGGATGGTGAAAAATTACCTAGTGTCACTACAATACTAGACTTCACTAAATCAGAAGAATCTAAACAAGCATTACAAAACTGGCGCAAGCGTGTTGGCACTCAGAAAGCTCAAGAAATCACTACAGAAGCCGCAGGTCGCGGAACTCGTATGCACAAGTGGATCGAGGATTACATAAAAACAGGAATTATCAATGAGCCCGGAAGTAATCCTTATAGCCAGCAGAGCCATAAAATGGCCCAATCAATCATTTCTCAGGGCCTTAGTAAATGCAATGAATATTGGGGAACGGAAGTTCCCCTCTATTATCCAAAAATTTACGCAGGTACTACAGACTTAGCAGGGGTGCATGATGGTAATGAAGCTATCATGGACCACAAGCAAACAAACAAACCAAAGAAACGTGAATGGATTGATGACTACTTTGTTCAATTAGCGGCTTATGCTAATGCTCACAATGAAGTACATGGTACTAAGATCCGTAAAGGGGTTATTTTTATGTGTGATCCTACTTGCTTATATCAGGAATTCATTATAGAAGGTAGTGAATTCGACAAATACACTGATATGTGGTTCAAAAGAGTTGAACAGTACTATACACAGTTCCTATAATAAAAATTGATAAATAAGTGTAAATCTGTAAAGAATTACACTTATGGCAATCATTCAAATCTCGAAAATTCAGCAACGATCAGGTAATCTGGTTGATTTGCCACAACTAGATGAAGCACAATTCGGTTGGGCAAGTGACGCCAAACGACTGTTCATCGGTAAAACCACTCCTAATGAAAACATCGAAGTATTAACTTCTTATTCTAACATTAGTTTTAGTCAAATTGATGGATCAGATGGTGGTAATTTTAATATTTCAACTGCTACTAGCGGTCAAGTTTTGACATATGTTGGTACTACTAACACATGGGAAAATTGGCCCAGCACTGACATTCTGACTGCAAACGCTAACTTCAAACTTGATTTGGGTGACGTTGGCAACATTAAAATGGATGGCGGCGCAACCGGTTATGTGCTAGAAACTGATGGTGTGGGTAATGTATCTTGGACTAGCAAAGGCACACTACGGACTAGTATTGTAGCTTTATCAAATGCTACACCGGTGATTATGACAGTAGCGAATACCACACCATATACTAATGGTTTGGCAGTCACTATTAGTGGCGCAAACGCTACCAATGCAAATACTATTGTTAACGGTCAAACCTTTTATGTAAAGGTTGCAGTTGATTTCCCCACATCAGGTAATGCCGCACTGTATCAGACTCAAGATTTGGCAAATGCAAATGCAGTAGTAGGTACAACTTTAGGTACATATACTGCCAATTCAGGTATCGCTACCGCACTTATTAGCGGTGGGGGTGTATCTAATGCAGGTGGTTCTGTAAATACAATTCAATTTAATAATTCAGGTGTACTAGACGGTTCTGCTAATTTTACAATCACCGGTGGTAGTCTAGTTACATTAAATGGCAATTTTAGCGCAAGCAATATAGCAGGTGGAAATTTAGTAACTGCTAGTTTTGTAGCAGGTACCTTAATAACTTCCGCACAACCAAACATCACTTCAACTGGTACCTTAGCAGGTATTGTTGTTGCGGGTAACATTACTCCAAATGCAAACATTACATATAGTTTAGGAAATAACACAAACAGATTCCGTGATTTGTATCTAGCTAACAGTACAATATATATTGGTGCACAAACAATCAGTGCTAACACCTCATCAGTTATTATCTCGGGAAATCTTGTTGCTAATATAGTAGGTAATGTTTCTGGAAATACAACGACAGCAGGCACTGTAACAACGAATGCACAACCAAACATTACGAGTGTTGGTACATTAACATCTGTCTCAGTTTCTGGAAATGCAAATATTGGAAATATTGGCACAGGTGGTTTAATTACTGCCACCGGCAATATTTCTGGTGCAAACATTAATGGTACTTTCTATGGTGCTGGTACAGGATTGACAAGTATACCCGGCGCCAATGTGTCAGGTACTGTAGCAAATGCAACATATGCAATAACCGCCGGGACAGCATACAGTGTGGCTGCCGGCAATATATCCGGAACAGTTAATTTAGCGAATTATGCGACAACAGCAAATGCTGTAGCAGGCGCTAATGTGTCAGGTACTGTAGCAAATGCAACTTACGCAACAAGTGCAGGAAGTGCAACAACAGCGGGTACTGTAACAACTAACAATCAACCAAATATTACTTCAGTTGGTACACTAACTTCTGTTTCAGTATCCGGTAATTCTACTGCGGGTAATTTAATAACAGGTGGTGTTGTTAGTGCTACTGGCAATGCTAGCGTACTTGGCATTAAGACTGACAACTATTATTATGCTAATGGTGTAGCAATCAGTTTTGACGGAGCATATAGCAATTCAAATGTTGCGGCATACTTGCCTACGTTTACTGGTACTGTGGGTGCAACCACATTAACAACTGGTGCTAATACAACATTGGGGAACATTACTGGTAACTGGCAACTTACTGCGGGTTCACGATTGAATTCAACATATGCTGACTTGGCAGAATATTATGAGGCTGATGCTGAATACAAACCGGGTACTGTGTTGGAGTTTGGTGGAGAAAAGGAAGTCACCATCGCTAAAGACGGTACTAATAAAGTAGCAGGCGTAGTATCAACTAACCCAGCATATGCTATGAATGCAAACTGTCAAGGTATTGCTGTAGCTATTGCACTACAAGGTCGTGTACCAACCAAAGTGTGTGGTACAATAAGTAAAGGTGACATGTTAGTGTCAGGTGGTGATGGCTATGCTAGATCAAGTTCAGCACCATATATGGGAACAGTCATCGGTAAATCATTAGAAAACTTTGATGGTATAGAAGGTATCATTGAAGTAGCAGTCGGTAGATTATAAGAATAAATATAATATAGGAATATTTAAAATGGCATCATATGTATATACACCAAGTTCAGCAGTAACAACATCAGCAATCATTGCTACCGATAAAGTACAAATTGCTACAACTGATACTGCAATTCAATACACAACTAGTTTCCCCAATGTAGCATTGACTGGAACAATTACCTGTGCCACTAATACTACAACTGTTACGGGATCAGGTACATTATTCTTATCAGAACTTAACGTTGGTGCATGGATTGGAAACACAGCAGGTAGTACTGCGGGTATTGTAAAAGGAATTGCTAATAATACAAGCCTAACATTAACTGCTAATTCAGTTGTGGCAATTAGTAATGCAACAGCAAGATATAGTCCATACGGTGTACCATATACAATAGCAGATGCTAACAGTACCATTATTCCTAAAAATACTATTAGAAATAGTATTATTGTAGGTCAAGGAAATATCGTATCATTTCTTAAAAACGGCGCAGGCGTTGATCAGATAAGTATTACTGAACTAGGTGCACCTCACGCCAATACTGGTACTACTGGTGTCTTTGCTACACCAAATTTTGGCGGTCCTACAACTTAATTTTACTCTTTTTTGATAAATATAACATACACTCTCATTCTGAGAGTTTATGCAGTAACCCACTGCGTAGTGACTAGAACTCACTAATTATTCAAAGGAAAAACAAATGGGACGTCCTCTAAAAATCGCAAAGGCTCAAGCAGTCTTAACAATCACAGCTACAACAGCGGCAACAGGTGCCGTTACAGTATCTCAAAGTCTTACAACAGCTGGTATTATCGCAGGTATGCCATTCGTAATAGCATCCAATGTTGGTAATTTAGTTACTGCAACAACATACTACGTTTTAGTAGTTATTGACGCAAATAACTTTACAGTTTCCGCTACTGACCTAAGTGCAAATACAACACGCACAGCAGTTACATTGTCTGACACAACTGGTCAATCAGTATCAGCTTCAGTTGGTGTGGTTGATGCATACTTCAACAACCCAGACGGTGGTGCAGGTTTCCCGTCAACTAATGCTAACACATATGGTGTAGTTGGTGGTAATACATCAATCGTTGGTTCACAGGTTCTACCACGTGTCGCTATCGGTATCTCTGGTACAGGTAACATTTACTCAAGCGATGCTAGTGCATTAGTATATGGTGCTGGCACAGACTTTGCAAACACACTTTCATCTGGTTCTGCAATTCAAGCTGTTGACGCATATGGTACAACTACTAACTTAGGATTTGCTACAGCTACATTTGGTTATGTAGCAGTTGCAGTTGCTAATACAGTTGTTTCTGGAAACGTCATTGGTACAACGGGTAATGCATTGACATTGGCAGTTAATCAGCCAGTATCGTTCAGTGCTAACTTAGGTACATTAGTTACAGGTACAACATACTTTGTTAATTCAACTCCTAACGCAGCCGCATTCACTGTTTCTGCCTCATTAGGCGGTGCGCCAAAAGTTATGAGTGCCGCAACCGGCACACCAAATGCATTGCAAGATAGCATTACATTGGGAGCAAACGCATCAGCAACTATCACCGGTGTAGGTCAGAATTATGTTTATGCAAATGACGAAGCAGGTTTCATCTTGCGTCAAAAAGGTAAAACAAAGTATCTAGTACAAGGTGGTACAACTGGTTTAATTGCACAATGTTTTACTGCAAATGTAGCTAATACAGCATTAACACCAAATACAATGAACATCTTGTCTACCGATGCAGCCTCTGGTACAGCATTTGTTTCAAGTATTAATGATTACAACAGTGAAATCTTCCCAACGCAAGTTGCAGCCGGCTCATTGTCAGTAGGTACATTGTATACAATTTACTCTAGTGGTACAACAGATTGGTCAGTATGCGGTGCGGCATCTAATATGACAGGTGTTACATTCCTTGCTACAGCCGCAGGTACTGGTACAGGTACTGCTGTTGTTAATAGTGTTAACCCTGATGTTATCGCTACATTCAATACTGCATATGCCGCTAATACATACGCAGGTCAACCTAACCCAATCGTAACTATTGCGAGTGCATGATCATGACAACAGGTAGAACTATTAAAATGCCAAAAACTGAAACCGATATAGCAGTTCTTCAAGTAGAAGTTCAAAACATAACCGATGATATTCGTGAGATAAAAACAGATATCAAAGATATACACGTTGAAATGGTTAAAAACAACGATGATACTAGGGGGATGTTAAAGAGCATGAAAGACGCTAGTTCGACCGCACATCAGGCTATGTCTGACAAAATCACTGCATTAGAAAAATGGAGATGGATGATGATGGGCGCCGGAGTTGTAATAGGATCACTTGGGTTTGATACAATAGCAAAATTGCTAAAATAAAAAAAAGAGACTTAGGTCTCTTTTTTTGTAAGTGCGTGTAGTTTCTTCTGAACAACGTCAAAGTTAACCGTGTTAAACAATCCCGGATGTAATGGTTTAGGATATTGCTTATTACCCACCCAAGCATAACCACAATGCTCGTCATTTAATATAGGGGTAAACTCATTCGTTACTTTACAAAAGAATGTATGATATGTAAAAGTTTTATTTACGAATTTTTGAATAGGTATTAATTTTGCATTATTTGGAAAGTAGTTTATTTCTTCTATACACTCACGCTGTAACCCTTCAAGTAGTGTTTCATCAACTTCTATCTTGCCACCGGGTATACCCCAGTTATCAGGGTTTTTACTATCATTTCTTAACAGATATAAGAAACGATCAGTAATTGTAGAATAGAAAAAAACACCTGCAGAAATATTGCTCATACTATGATTTATCATAGTGTTAGATCACGATAGAATAATCACCTTGATCATACCAACCTTCATATGATTTCATCCAAACACCGTCGGGGGTATAACGATATTGAATTGCAGTTGTTAGATTAGTTACATATTCAACTGTAGTGGATAATCGGCTATCAAAACTAACATACCATGAAGCAGAAGCACTATCATATTCTACAATATCATTTGCATGGGCAATTAACTCACCCCAGGCAATAGTAGGACTTCCTTCACTACCAACAGACTCAACCAACAGATATCTGACACCATTAATGGGCCCCGGTAACCCTGCGTTAGGTCCTGATATTAAAGGATTTACTACACTGTTGACAGGGCTTAATGTATTTTGCGGTAATGTATCAGTGTCAATATTATATATTAATAGTCTATCATCTGTTGGATCCGGAACAATTGTACCAACAATGTCGGTTGTCATATATGGATTTTGTAACCATATCTGGCTGATACCCGGTCTTATAGTCCCGTACACATTTAATAAACTTGTCCAATACAAACTAGTATCAGGTGGTGCAGGATAATTCAAATCTATATTACTTACAAAATTATTATTATCAGCCGGTAATAGTTGCAGTCTGTTACCCATCAACAATACTTTATAACCATATGGTGTAATCTTTTGACGAGTACCTAATAATAAGTCATCGTCTTGTATATCTTGTAATGCTTTACCTTTGAAAATACTTGCAATAACTTTTTCAATAACACCAAGCTTTTTAAGTTTTGCCGCATTGCTTAACCAGATAGGCATGTAAAACTTCCATGACATAACATCAATGGGGTTTGCAGTACCTTGGGGTATTGTTCTACTACTAAAGGTTAAACCATCTTGATACACAACACTTAAACTAGTCCAATCAATAAAGTTGTCTGTTGATTGAATTTCCATAGATGGATTAAACAGTGTACCCAATTGTTCTATTAATTCTAATTTTTGCTGATAGTTAGTAGTCCAAAAATCTACAGTGACACGCAATGTATATGGAACAGGCATTAGTCTTTCAACTGTAAATGCTTGCCCCTGAACACTTTCATATTGACCTGTTTCAGTATTAAATGTTCGTTGTCTAACATTAATTCTATCTACATAAGTAGGATCTTGTGTACGTCTTTGATCGTACTCTAGTCCACTGATGTAATAAGTAATCAAAGGCGCACTTGGTAAATTGCTTGCACTATTGTTAGCAATTATTGTACTTGCTTGTCTACTACTGTCTCCGTACATTATAGGCACACGCACACGAATCTCATTTCCTGCAGGGTCTTTACCTTTGGTTACCTCCCAATAACTAAAGATTTTTGCAAATTGAATTAAAAATCTGCGTATCTGATTATCATAGAAAAAAGCGGCCATATATTATTCTTTAGGGTTTGGGTGGTAGTGGGTCGGGTGCAATTGTCAATATAGTAGACAATGCTTGTTTCTGCGGAATTATTGTTCCCGACGTTGTTACAGTAACATTGCTGTTATTTATGAAGCTTGCTGTTTGTGTCTTATCGTCATCAATCAATCCAGTATCCGTACGAACATTCTCACTAATTCTAACCCATAGTTGACCATCCCATCGATATAGTAACTGCGGTAAGTAATCAATTCGTAAAAAGTAATCTCCTACTTGTGGATTTTGCGGGAAACTAATGCCTGCACCAGTTGGGAAGCCATTTGGAGCCTGTCCATCTCCTGCCATATAACCTGTTGTATAACCAAAACTTCTTGGACTGCCACGTGCAATGAATTGGAATCGAGGATCACAGTCAGCACGATAGTCCATTGTGTTAGGACCGTACGGTTCTGTACCTGTAAAGCCTGGCGCAACAGGATTTTGGTCAGCAGTAGCATATGTATTATCTGCGGTACCATATGGTCCAGTGATAGTCATCATACTATCAATAGTCAACATCATTTCTGCTTCAACCGAACCTGACCCACTGTCTGTCATCGGCGCCGCAAAACGAATAGCAGACAACAACATTACTTGATTAGTAGGAGTAGGAGTAGGAGTAGGAGTATTTACCACATTACTTGGTATGGGTGCAGATGGTATTCCGGGGAATGCTACATCTAATATATTAGATTTAATAAATGCTATTGTGGCTGCCGGTATGCGTAGATATGGGCTGTCATTCACATATGCAGTGCTTGTATAAATTTCTACTACAGGATTAGGAGCTCCGGAACCTGATGCACTAGTAACCACATTGACAGGTGGCGCAGGCTGATTATACTTTCCTGAAGGAACACCGTTTTCACTAAGTGCGCCGTATGTAGGTACAATATATAGATTGCTATTGTCATAACCAGATTTAGGTAATAAGCGTTTGGCTTCTTCAAGTGCGGCATTATTAATTGCAATATTCTGATTATATGTAGATAGAATATCTTTAAGATTCTGTTCCTCTGTTAATCGCCAATAATCATTATTGGGTGGATTAGTACCCGCCGGCACATCAGCTATAGAAATATAATTTTTATCGCCATAACTGATAATATATCCTTCTGGATATGGTTTAGTTTTATCCCATAATCCAAGATAATTGTCTTGATTAATGGGCTCTTGTAATATCTGACTAAATTCCTCACTATCAACTAATGGTTCACATTTAATGCGCCATAGATGCGGGAACCAAGTCTGGCTAAATCCTTCACTCGCATAATTGCTATCAGTAATTTGCATAAATCGTTTTAATGCAACTGGGATAGTTTCTTTTAATGGATTGTAATCTAATAAATGAGGCAATTCTAATACATCACCTACCATTAGTTTCCGACCGACAATATCAATCATATCGTTATAATGGACGGTTATGAATAATATATCATTGTTTAAGAATAAACCAAATTGACTTAAATCAAAATCTAAATTCTGTACATTATAGTGACCACGCAAACGATAAATGTTTGGGTCATATGTTCTATCTCTATTCTCTAAAAACAATAAATCTTGAATATTAGTAGGATTTAATGTTTCATATTGCGGTTGGGTATAATCAATACTAACACCCTGATCTGTAGGACCTAAATATTTATGAATATATAAGTCCGTGCCGCCAACCCGTAATTCTTCGGATATTGTTCTATCAAAGAAACGATAATCATTTTGTTTATTTGGACGGTATAGGGATAACTTTGGCATAATAGTATTTATCGCAATGTCCTACGCATGAATCCTAAGGTTGACAATAAATATGGCTTGTGTTATAATAATTAAATCATAGTAAAGGAGTGCCTAATGGCAACACGTAAGCGTAATTCAGAGGACCACAGTCTAGTTAAAGCATTAAATCCACGGGATGTAGATGTTCAATATTATGGAGATGAACCTCTATTTGTACTACAACCTGATGAGGATAAGCGTAGGGTAGCATTGATGCGTAGTTTTACTTGGTATAATCGTTTCTACGGTAAAAAAGATGCTAAAGAATTATTGAGCCAATATTTGGAATTTAATAATAGAACCGCTGATTCTAAGATTATGCGTAGGGTTCACGAAAATGAATTCTTAATGACATTGTGCTGGTTAGCCCGTATGCAATTGCGCGGATTGTCATTAACCGAGCATGAAGAATTAACTCTCGAAAATGAAATCAATAGATTATTGAAATTAGTACATAAACCTGAGGAAGAAAAAGCCGTAGTTGAGGCCCCTGCACGACCCAACATTCAGGACATTCTAAAAGAAAAGGCACGTGATGCCGCAGGTGAACTTGAAGGTTTATTTGACGAATTCATTACATCGGGCGCGCCCACAAAACATACATTACGTCCAATGGATGAGGTTGCCAAAAAGAATGTCATGCCACAACATATCAGTTTGTTAACTGAAGTGTGGAAAAAGAAACAAAATGAGTTTGAAGAATTACTCAAGGGTGAAGATAAACAATTAGTTGAGGGCTATACATATCTCAACAAAACACAAATTAAAAATGTAATCAAATTTATTGAACAAGTACTCAATGATTTGAACAGTTACATTAGTGTTAAGAAAGCCGCTAAAGCTCCTAGGGCTCGTAAAGCTGTACCGGTAGAAAAAATTGTAGCTAAATTAAAGTATCTTAAGACATTCAAAGACACAGCCGCAAAACTTGATTTGATTAGTATCAGTCCTGTCAAGTTACAAGGTGCAAGTGAAGCTTGGATTTATGATAGTGCAAAGCGCAAGGTGCATCACTATATTGCCGATGAGTATTCAAAAGCATTTACCGTGAAGGGTAACACGTTGCTAGGGTTTGACTCTACAAAGAGTGAGGTTAAAACATTACGTAAACCCGCAGAACAACTTAAAGAACTTATGGGAAGCAAGCCGGCGGCACGTAAATTCTTCAATGACATTAAAGCAGTAGCTACTACACCTAACGGTCGCTTTAATGAGAGTATGATTATTTTGAAAGCATTTTAATGAAGAATATTGATTTAAACAAATACAAAGATTTTGTAGAGGCTGTTACTAGCAAAGCAAGTAATGACTTGACTACATTCATGAACCGACTTGATGAAGTCGATGGGAACTTTAATTCAGCAACGGACACACATGGCCCTGATGTTAATCTACCACTATTACTAACAGCATGTCTTGGATTGGCAGCTGAAGCAGGTGAGTTCATTGAAGTGCCCAAAAAAATTATTTTTCAGGGTAAACCATTGACTGATGAAAATGTCTTTCACATGAAGCGTGAATTAGGTGATGTTATCTGGTACTGGATAAATGCATGTAGGGCATTGAATCTTGACCCCAATGAAGTCATTGACGAAAATGTTCGTAAATTAGAAAGTCGCTATCCCGGTGGTAGTTTTGATGCTCATTACAGCGAGAATCGCCAAGCCGGAGATATCTAATACAGTGTGTTACCTGATAAATACAATATCAGGTAACCAATATGACTATTCCAATTATAACGCCAAACATTCTTTCAACTCCCAATGGCATGACACTATCGGAGTTGAAACAAGCTCTATTTAATAATTTACGATATCGTTTGGGTGACGGTATTATTGACTTAGAATTAGATCCGCAACACTACGAAGCGGCATATAACTATACAATTAAATTATATCGTCAAAGGGCGCAAAATTCCACCGCAGAAGCATACGTTTTAATGACTACCATTAAAAATGTTGACACATATACATTACCACAAGAATTTATCAACGTTAGATGTTTGTACAGACGTACAGTTGGATTAGATACTGGACCTGGCTCTAGCAGTTTTGATCCATTTAGTAGTGCTATTCTAAACACTTACCTATTAAACTATAACAATGCAGGCGGTATGGCAACTTATGACTTTTATGCAGGTTATGTTGAATTAGCCGCACGTATGTTTGGTGGCTATGTAGTTTACACTTTTGATCCTGTTACTAAAGTTTTGCGTATTGTGCGTGACCCTAAAGCATCGGGAGAACGTATCTTAGTCTGGGCAGATGTACAACGTACAGAAGAAGTATTGTTGCAAGACCCGGGCGCAGGTGTTTGGATCGGCGATTATATACTTGCCGTACTAAAGGGGATAATTGGTGAGGCACGTGAGAAGTTTGGAACGATTGCTGGCCCCGGTGGTGGAACAACATTGAATGGAACCGCTATGAAAGCAGAATCAAAAGCGGCACAAGAAGCCCTCATTGATGAATTGAAACGCTATGTAGATTATAGTCAACCATTGACATGGATTCAAGGTTAACCTAAAACTCTTTACTTTACAACTCTCCTGTCATATACTATGTATCTGATAGGAGTTTTTCTTTTATGATTATAGGTATCACCGGTTTCATTGGTTCGGGTAAAGACACGATTGCAGACTATCTCTGCACATTTCATGGATTCAAACGATTAAGTTTTGCAGCCAGTCTTAAAGATGCTGTATCAAGTGTCTTTGGTTGGAACAGAGAATATTTAGAAGGTTCTACTAAAGCTAGTAGAGAGTGGCGAGAACAAAAAGATGTGTGGTGGAGTGAACGACTTGGTATGGAAATTACCCCTCGTTGGATACTACAATACTGGGGAACTGAAGTTTGTCGTAACGGCTTTCACAGTGATATCTGGGTCGCTAGCGTAGAGAACAAATTACGCCAAGCCAGTGACAACATAGTCATCACTGATTGTCGTTTTGCTAATGAAGTTATTGCTATCAAATCAGCAGGTGGCACTACAATGCGAGTTAGTCGAGGTCAACCACCTAATTGGTATGATGCCGCAGTTGAATTTAACAAGGGGTCAAACAACAATATGTACTGGGCCACTAGCAAAGCTAAACTAGATAGAAATCGTGTTCATGCAAGTGAGTATTCTAGTGTTGGATTAGACTACGACCACTATATTGACAATAATGGTACTATTGATGAGTTACATAAACAAATAAACTCAGTGGTCAACTTCTAAATCTCCCCTACGCCAAGTTATCTCTTTACGTTTAACAACTTCAATACAGCACAAACAAACAGTTCGTAAATTAATAAGAGTAATATTCTCTAAATTACCATCAATGTGATATACTGTCATTTGTGATGGGAACAAACTTTTAAAACCACATAAATCACATGTGATTTTTTTCTTATAACCACTTTTAGTCCAATTAGCTTTTCTAGGCTTTAACTTCTTTTTTTTCCTTCCACATTCATCACATCCACTGCGATAGTGTGTAACACCCTCACGGATATAATTTACTGCACAGTGATTCTTTCCGCATGTATTACATATAGGTCTTAACATGATGTATTTAGCAAGAACCTTCGAAGGCACGGTAATACCGTCTTTTTTAAATTTTCTACTAAATAATAGTATGCATTTTAGGTAGTAAACCTCATAATTTTACATAAAGGAAAAACAAAATGGCACTAGTATCCCCAGGCGTAGAAGTAACGATCACAGACCAAAGTCAATATCTTCCAGCCCCAACAAATTCAGTCCCGCTGGTTCTATTAGCAACTGCTCAAAACAAAGCAAACGCTAGTGGTACAGGGGTTGCGGCAGCAACTACGGCTGCAAACGCTAATAAATTATATCAAGTAACAAGTCAACGTGACCTTGTAAACTTATATGGTACTCCGTTCTTCTACACAACGACAAATGGCACACCTATTCAAGGTTATGAACTCAACGAATACGGTTTATTGGCTGCGTACTCATTATTGGGTGTAACTAATCGTTGCTACGTTTTACGTTGTGACATCGACCTAGCTAGCTTAGTTGGTCAAACAAGTCGCCCAACAGGCGCGCCTGATAACGGCACATACTGGTTAGACACTACTACTAGTACTTGGGGTATCTATGAATTTAATGCTACTACTGGTCAGTTTGAATTAGTAAATCCTATTGTTATTTCAGACTCAGCATCATTGAGTGGTGGCGTGCCATTAAACAGTATTGGTAATATTGGAGATTATGCTGTTAACGCATTAGAATCCACGACTTCACCATCTAATCCTTCAGGAAAAACTTTCTTTTATAAAACATCCAATAATATTTGGGGTAGCGTAGGTGGCGGCACTTGGAGAAGTGATGTTCCTACTGTTCAAGGTTCTACATCTAACCCTACATTGAGTGCTACAAGTAACTTTACAATGGATGTAAGCGGGCTTTATACTATTACTGTTAGCGTTACTGGTACAACTGTGGCAAATGTTGCAACTGCAATTAACAACATTAATACTCCGGTTGTAACTGCTAGAGTGGTTAGCGGTAAATTACAAATTATATCAAATCAAATAGTTGCGCCAGGAGCAGTTGCTTATATTACTCTTACTGACGGAAGTAACACTCCATTAGCATTATGTGGAATTACTCCAGGAACATATAATCAAGCTATTGTTGCGTATGGTACTTCTGCTCAAATGCCATTGTGGTCTAGTTCGCAAACCACTCCAAGACCAACTGGTTCTGTGTGGATAAAGATTGGAACTTCAGGTAACGGTTTGTACCCTAGCATATCTCAATGGAAAACTGCTACTGCAAGTTGGGTAGCAAAAAATGTAAGTCAAGCTAATTCTGACTGGGCAGTGACTGCACCACTCGACTCAACCGGCGGAGCCCTAATCCCAGCTGGTACAATTTATGGTCAATATAACTTCAATGGCACATTGTCATCTGCCCCTTATTATCTATGGGAAAGAATTTCTACAGGTGCAACAATAATAACAGGTGATAACACAAGTCCTGTATTTAATAGTACGAATTGTGTTGGGGTAGGTCCATATACTTTGTATGTATCAGTTAGTGTTCCTGGAAGCACAAGCTTATCAACTGGATATGTAGTAACTATTCCCAACGGTGCAAATGCTACGGGCTTTGTAACAGCATGGTCAGCATCCGGTGCACCATACACGATAGCCAGTGTATCAGCAGACGGTGCAATAACGTTAACTCACACAGAAGGTGGTGAAATAATTTTAAGTGATGTTGTATCTAATGTCAGTAATGGAGTTATTGCAGAAGCAGGATTTACAATTGGAACAACTTCCGGCGTTAAATATGGTCCTAACAAAATATTTGGTTGGAGTAATGTAGCATGTACCGGTGGCAGTGGTACAGGAGCTACCTTTAATATTAACTCAAGATTTGGTGCTTATTACTTAGGGGTGAGTAGTGGAATTTATACAGGTGGTACCGGGTACGCAGTGGGTAATATTATTACTATATCGGGAACTGTTTTGAATGGCACCAGCCCTGCTAATGATTTACAATTGGTAGTTACTAAAATTGGGGGCGGAGGTACTGCTATTACCGGCGTATCTTATTATTCAGGTGCATCTATTAATAGTTTTGATACTCAATTAAGTAACTGGGTAGAATTTACATATACAAGTAATGAGGGCGCGCCGGTCGCAGATCCTGCTAACAACACAAATTGGTTCTACTCTGTTATTGATGAAGTAGATATCATGGTTCAAAAAGCTGGCACTTGGGTAGGATATCGCACAACAGCATATGATAGTAACGGCCACCCATCAACAACCGGTAGCCCTGCAACTGACCCAAATGGTCCTATCATAGCGGCAACTGCGCCAACAGTTCAAAGTGATGGAACTGCATTGGTATATGGTGATTTATGGGTTGACACAGGCGATTTAGAATTATATCCAATCATTTATCGTTGGCAAGAGATTAGTGGGATCGATCAGTGGGTGTTATTAGACACCACTGACCAAACAAGTCAAAACGGTGTTCTATTCCAAGATGCACGTTGGTCTAGTTCTGGTGCAATTAGCCCAGTTGATGATCCTATTCCAACAATCAAGTCGTTGTTATCAAGCAATTATGTTGATTTGGATGTACCAACAGCAACATTATATCCACAAGGTATGTTGTTGTTTAACACACGCCGATCTGGTTATAATGTAAAACAATTTAGAACAAACTATTTTACAAGTGCAAATTATCCTAATGCAGGTGCATATAATCCGGCTGCACCAACTAACGTTGATAACTTACCTGAATTCAGTTATACCTGGGTATCAGTAAGTGGGAACAACACTAAGGGCGTAGCATACATGGGTCGTAACGCACAACGTGCTATGGTTGTACAGGCATTACGTGCTTCTATTGACACTAACACTGCAATCCGTGACGAAGATAATTATTTCAATTTGATGGCTACTCCTAATTATCCAGAACTACAACCTAACATGGTTGTGTTAAACAACGATAGAGGAGAGACAGGTTATATAATTGGTGATACTCCGTTGGGATTAGCTGATAGTGCAACTGACATTCAAGCTTGGGCTAACAATGATGCTGGCGCCGCAAGTACAGGAGAAGCTGGTTTAGTCACACGCAATACTTACTTGGGTCTATTCTATCCAAGCGGAATTACAAATGACTTAAGTGGAAATCAAGTAGTTGTACCGTCATCACATATGATGTTGCGTACATTCTTACGTAATGATACAGTGGCTTATCCTTGGTTAGCCCCAGCTGGTACTCGCCGTGGTAATATTGACAATGCCTTGAACATTGGTTATTTGAATCGCACAACAGGTGAGTTTCAACCAATTAAGACACGTATTGGTATCCGTGATGTACTATACATTAACCAAATTAACCCAATGGTATTCTTCACTGGCGTTGGCTTACTAAACTATGGTAACAAGAACAGCTATGATAGTTCAAGTGCATTAGATAGAATTAACGTTGCACGTTTGATTAACTATGTACGCCGTCAGTTGACTATTGCGGCTCGTCCGTTCGTATTCGAACCTAACGATCAATTAACACGCAATCAGATTGCAGGTGTTGTACAAACATTGTTGGTTGATTTAGTTGCTAAACGTGGTCTATATGACTATTTGGTAATTTGTGACGACAGTAACAATACACCGGCTCGTATAGATAGAAGTGAATTATGGATTGATGTTGCAATTGAACCAGTTAAGGCTGCTGAATTCATCTATATCCCGGTTCGTATTTTAAACACAGGTGAGATAGCAGGTAACGTATAAATGATACCCCGAAAGGGGTATCAATATTAAAGATAAATAAGTATACAGGAGATTAAAAAATGGCAACAGCCTCACAATCATTGTTCAACATGACCGTAGCTAGCGATAATGCCGGTGGTAACCAAGGCCTGTTGATGCCCAAATTACAATACCGTTTCAGAGTTAACTTTCTGAATTTTGGTGTTGGTCAAACTATTGAATTAACTAAACAAGTTGTAGACATCACACGTCCTCAAGTTAGTTTTGGTGAAATTACAATACCAATTTACAATTCAACATTGTATCTTGCTGGTCGTCATGAATGGCAAGCATTAACAGTTAACGTTAGAGATGACGCACAGGGTCAAGTATCTAAGTTAGTTGGACAGCAATTACAGAAACAATTAGACTTTGTTGAGCAGGCATCTGCGGCAACTGGTCAAGACTATAAGTTTCAGACAAATATTGAAGTACTAGACGGTGGTAACGGTACAGCCGCACCAATAGTATTAGAAACTTGGGAATGCTATGGTTGCTTCTTGCAACAAGCAAACTATAATAACTTAAACTATGGTACAAACGAAGTAGTACAAATTGCTATGACAATCAGATATGATAATGCAGTTCAGTCACCATTAACTTCAGGTGTTGGTACAAACATCGGTCGTGTATTAGGTGGTTCAATCGTAACTGGTATCGGTTCTGGTCAAGCTTAATAGTAACATTTGAGTTATTAAATGAGTGGATTTTTTCAAAATCTCTTAACAGATACTGCCAAAGGATTCTTCGGCAACGATTATGTAAGAGATTACACTCATGCCGCAAAAACATTTAGGACTAACTCTTACCAGTACGCTCCTAAATTAAAGTTCTTATTTCACGTATACTTTGAAATAAACCCTGCTGTCTATGCTAAAGGTATAGCGCAGGGTGCCAATTTTGGCTTGACTGTAAAGACAATCGATTTACCTAAGTATACAATTGATACAGCTACATTAAATCAGTATAATAGAAAACGACTAGTTCAGACTAAAATTAAATATCAACCTATAAATATTGCATTTCATGATGATAGGGGTAACTTAGTAAATGACATGTGGTATAACTACTACACATATTATTTTAAAGATGCAGATAAACCAGTTACATCTACTTCAGGTAGACAAACTACCAATGGTAACAATACTGGTTCAATAAATTTCAATAGAAGAAATTTATATGATGGTGATATTTCCGGAGATGAAGACTGGGGTTACATTGGTGAAACTAGTCAACAATCAGGTACAACTAGTCAATCAAATCAAGGCATAAGTAAGATTCCATTCTTTAAGAGTATTCAAATTTATGGAATAAATCAACATAATTTTATGCAATATACTTTAATTAATCCTGTTATTACTGCATTCAACCATGATACATATGATTATGCCCAAGGCAATGGCACAATGGCAAACACAATGACTATTGATTATGAAACAGTAAAATATGCCGAAGGCGCTATTGACGGTCGTTCACCTAGTAATATAGTTACTGGATTTGGTATAGAAACAAACTATGATAGAACACCTAGTCCTATCAACAGACTTGGTTCTAATTCTAGTATCTTGGGACAAGGTGGCTTAGTAGATGCCGCCGGCGGATTTATCAATGATTTATCAAATGGCAATATATTAGGTGCTATTCGTACAGCAGGCACAACATATAATACATTTAAAAATAAGAATTTAAAACAAGTAGCTGTGCAAGACTTGAATTCATTATTAGCAACAACAGTACAACAACAGTTGCCCGGAGCAGTAAGAACTAATACATACTATCCCGGTTATGGATCAAGCCCTAACAACACCGCAGGAGCACCTAATTTAGGATTAGGCGCGCCGGCGCAAATTATATCTACAGGTAATACTACCGGTACTGGTATCAATAACAGTGTGCCGAACGCGGGTGTACAAACTACACCCGGGCAAAATATTAGTCGTGTATTAGGTGGCTCAATTGTAACTGGTATCGGTTCTGGTCAAGCTTAATAGTATAAATACTCTACGGAGATTTATATGGCACAAATTATCGATTCACGATCACAATTAGACCAAACAGTTAAAATTTTTGATGAATTCTATGGATTCAACTTAATTATCAATTCCAGCGAGTATGATATTGTATTTTCATACTTTAAAAGTACATGTGATTCAGTACAAATAGCAGGTAACTTTACAGTATATTTGTTTAGAATATCGCAAGAAACACAAATCCCTGTACTAGAGTTATTAAGTTATATTCAAGGTAAAACACAACTTGAAACTAACACAGTCATTGCTTATTATTTAAACAGTTTTAAAAGTAAAACTGCAATCTATGGTTTTGGTACTGTGCCCCAACCCAATGAATCAGTTGCTAGAAACATTGTATTGTAATGGCAAAGTATGCACAGGGGTCGTTTACTCCTAAAAATCCTCAAAAATATGTAGGTAAACATACTCCTAGATATCGTAGTGGTTGGGAACTTACATTTATGAATTTCTGTGATAACAACAACAGTGTGTTGTATTGGGCTAGTGAAGCAATAAGTATACCATATCGTAATCCTTTTACAGGACAAGCAAAGAATTACATACCTGACTTTTTTGTAGTTTATCAAAACAAGTTTGGCAAGCAAATAGCAGAAGTAGTTGAGATTAAGCCTAAGAAACAAAGCATCATTGAGAGTAAAGTTGCCAATGCCAAAGACAAAATGGTAGTAGCAATAAATCATGCTAAGTGGCATTCTGCAATGGCATATTGTAAAAGTCAGGGCTATACCTTTAGGGTAATAACTGAAGATGACCTTTTCTACAACGGTAAAAGAAAGTAAATAAATACTTTTATGACAAAAAAATTGCAAGAACTTTTTGATCTTCCTGAAAACAATGATAGAGGATTGACTCTTTCCATGCCAGAAAATGCTGAAGAAATAACCAGTGAAGCACTTAATACATTAGAGAAGATTGAGAACGCATTACCCCAGGTAAGAGGATTAGAGGTGGCTGATAATGAGATGGATGAATTAGCAAGTATGGCTACCTCAAGCTACAAAGACTTAATGGATTTGGGTATGCAAGTTGACAGTCGTTTTGCTAGTGAAATATTCAATAGTGCGGGAACAATGTTAGGCCATGCTATTACAGCTAAAACAGCAAAGATTAATAAAAAATTAAAAATGCTTGATTTACAGCTTAAAAAAGCTGGTCTAGATCAAAAAATTGCTGGAAAAACTGAAGAAATTGAAGCTACTCCGTTAGGCGAGGGCAAGAGTCTAGACCGCAATGAACTGCTTAAGATGTTGGCTGCTAAAACAGACGATAAATGATAAATACTGAATATAGGAATAAGAAATGAAGAGCCTTAAACATTACATTGTAGAGAGTGTTCACACTTACAACTACACTATTAAAATTGCCGGAGAGGTCGACAAGAACTTCCTTGAGTTGTTTAAATATAACTTGAATAAATTTGACCCAGTTAAAATTAGTGAACCTACTAGCACGCCAATACAGAAATCACCATTTGGATTTCCTAATTTGAGTAATCAAAGTGTTACAATTTTAAAAGCAGAATTTCGCTATCCAGCGACTGAGCCAATGATTCAGCAGATTGCTCAATTGTTAGGTTATCAAGTTGATATGGTTCGTGTTGTTGGTACTGATTTTGATGATAGCATTGATAATGAACAGGTAGGCTATGCTAATGAAATGGATCACAATCCATTACTATTACACCCTGAATTAGAAGAACAACCGGGTGCTAAAGAAGCAAGTAAAAATTATAGCGATTCATATTTGAAGTCTATACAGTCACAAGCAAAAAATTCTAAAATTGATATACCTTATGCAGGTAAACAAACTCCTGATGCGTTTGATCCGTTCAAGCCATACTTGGATAATGATCCAAGAGGAATTAAAAGCCCAATGAGCACAATCAAGCGACCTGCAAAGCCTGCAACTGGCGCAAGTAAATAATTAAAGGAACATAAAATGGATTTCAAAAGTTTAATATCACAACTAGACCAGTTGAACGAAGCAGAAGGTACAACAGTACACAAAGGTACTTATGGTACAAGTTACGGCAAAGAAGATGTTCGTGACCAGTATGGTCACAAAATTGGCAAAATCAATAAAGACGCAGAAGAAAAGAAAGATGCACCAAAAAAAGGGCGCGGCCGTCCTAAGAAAGGTGCTGATGAGACAGGTAAAGTTAAGAACTATGACTTCAGTGCATTTGGTGTTAACCAAGGCAAAGATGTTAAGCTACCAAAACACGACAAAAAGAAAACTACTAAACACAGTTTGAAAGAATATTTAGACCAATTAGAAATTGCATTGAATGAAGCTGACCAGATTCAAATTAAACCAGCAAGTCAAATGCCTAAGAAACCTGGACAGCCAGGACAACCTGGTCAAACAACACAACCCGGTCAGCCACAGCAAGTAGCAGGTCAGCCACAGAAGCAAACGCAAGTTATTGCTCAAGGTGATAAGACATTAGGTACAGTTGACAATCCACAATTAGCTAATCAGATTAAACAATCTATTGGCAAGGGTGAAATGACACTAATGCCTGACCAAGAAATGGCAGAAGGCGATATCGGTAAGCACAACAATGCTACTACGGGCTTTGATGCACTAGTTCGTAAACTAACACCTAAGTACGGTAAAGAAGCCGCAACAAGAATTGCTGGTTCACAAATGAAAAAAATTAAAGAAGCTGAAATGCCAACACATGATGGTGACATGGGCGCAGGATTAGGTGCTGGTCGTAGTCAGCAATTTGAAGCTAAAGACTTACCGGGCAAACAAGATAAATTAGATGTAGCAGAACCAAAAGGTAAGCTAGATGCTAAAGATTTCAAAGAATTGTCTAAGAAAAAGAAAGTGAAAGAAGGTATGAATACAAGATTAAAAGCCGCACGTCACACAGGTAAGGCACATGCTCTTGGTAAACAAGGGTACAATTGTTCATATGACGATATGGAAGAATCAAGACACTATCATGAAGGCTACAAAGAAGGTCTAGATGAATGCTATGGTCAAATGCCAATTCAAGGTTATGTTGGTGAGACAAATCCACCAGCAACATTACCTGGCATGGCAGATCAAGCTATGCGTGAGCCTGCTATGGAAGACGATATGTATGAAATGGATAAAACTTCTTACATGAAGCAACAGGCTATCAAAACTCCAGGAGATACATTCAAAGCTTTTGGTCAAACTTT